AGTTAAAAGAACATTAGAATATGGAAAAGAATTATATGATTTGAGAATGGATGATGATGCGTGGCTTCTTGCAATTGATGCTGATATTGAATTAACAGTAAACGAAGAATTTTTACGACGATATTGTAATACTATGAATGAATGTACTGAATATATTGAATCGATTAGAGGGGGTACAAAATTTGAGGATTGGTTTAGTTTTACTGGATATTTGAATTGTACAAAAAGAGGATTAATAGATGGAATGCATTTTTATAAATTAAAACATTGTGAATTTATTAGAAATGAAATAAAAGGTAGAAGATTTAGATTTCATACAGGAAGAGAAGAATATGAAACATGTAAATTAGTTAAAAATAAAGGTAAGTTAAATTGGGATACAGGACAATGGAAAATTCCAATGGGTACACATTATTTTGAAGTAAATAATAAGAATAAATAAATTTATATGAAAACAATTAGAGTATTAGATCATTGCAAACTATGACTTATTAACATGTTATTAACAGTTTACTTATTTACAAATTCCTTTTGGTGTGATATAATGATAATATAATAATTAAATTATCATTATGCCAAAAAAAGGATATAAACAAACTAAAGAACACACACTAAAAACAAAAAGAAAATCGAAGCTGGTTAAAATTATATGCAATAATTGTGGTAAAGAAGAAGAAGTATCTAAATGTTATCAATTTAGAAAATTTTGTTCAAGAGATTGTTCAAATAAAGCACATTCAGAATTAAGTAGACAAAGAGCATTAAGCGATAAAAATCCTTGGAGAGGTGAACCATGGAATAAAGGAAATCGTTATGATTGTATAAAAACAAGGGGCGAAAATAATTGGAATTGGAAAGGTGGTAAAAATGGAATTAATTATAGAATTAGAAGAATGACAATCATGAGTGATTGGAAAAGAAAAGTTTTAAGACGCGATAAATACAAATTGTAAAAAATGTAGGTACAAATAAATTATTAATTCCACATCATATAATATCTATACAAAAAATAATCAATAAATTTAATATACAGACAATATCTCAAGCTAAAGAATGTAAATTACTTTGGGATATAAATAATGGTGAAACATTATGCCCCTATTGTCATAAAGAAACGGAATCTTATGGCAATACTAATAATTAAAATTTGAAGTATGCAAAAAATTATTTCAACAAAGGACAAACATGCCAACGGTGTGAAGACTATCCGAGTTTTCGATCACTGTTGGCATCTGTAACTGGCTCACCAATATGAGTTTTGTAAAGTGCCAGGCACCCAAACGTCATGGTTAATTCAACATCGAAGAGGATATTCTGAAGTCCCAAGAGGAGACATGCTTGGTAAGTTTAACATCAAAGAAGTTCCAGAATATATATCAGGAGAACATGATGTTGCTATTTTACATTTAGATCAACAATGTATTGAGGATAGTTTATGGGATAGAGGAAAGGGTTCTTTATATAGAGAGTTAAATGAAGTGATTACAGATATTCCAAAAATAGTTATTATGCATGGAACACCATGTTATCCAGAGATGTATAGCAACGATATTACAAAAGAGAATTATGAAGAATTAGGTTTTACAAAACAACAAGTTGGTTGTTCTAGTGTATTAATTAATAAAGTAAAAGATGTAATTGGTGACAGTTTAATGATTGTTAATTCTCATAGAGCAGCAAAACAATGGGGGTTTGGTAAAACGATTATTCATGGAATGGATCCAGATGAATGGTGTGATTTACCAAAAGAACCAAGAGTAGTTACTATGATAAGTCCAGCAGGATTACCAAAATATTATGATAGAACGTTTTTAACAACTGTACGTGATATGTTAGAAGAGAAAGATATTTTTCATTGTCATATTACAGTTGACGCTCAATTTAAAGATTGGGAAAGTTATAGAGAATTTTTAGGCAGAAGTTTAATATATTTTAATCCAACAAAAGAAAGCCCAATGCCTCGTGCAAGAACTGAAGCAATGTTATCTGGTTGTTGTATGATTACTACACCACATCAGGATGCTGCTTCATTCATTGAAGATGGAAAAAATGGATTTTTATGTAAACGTAATCCAACAGAAGTAGTTACATTAATTGAAAAGTTAATGAAGGATTATAAAAATACAGTAAAGATAGGTCAAGAAGGAAAGAAAACAGCATTAAAGTTATTTCAAAGTGATAGATACTTAAAAGAATGGAGAGACATATTAGAAGACGTAACAGGTATTAAATAATTAAAATAAATTTATATGAAAATTGGAATTCTTTCTTTTGAACAATATCATGGAAGAAAAAACATTGGTTCATCTCGTATTAGAGGACATTGGTTAGCTAAATATTGGGATGAAGCAGAAATGTTTAAACAAGGTCAAAAATATGATGTTGTAATTTATCAAAAAGCATATTTTATTGATCATGCTAGAGAATATAAAGGGTTAAAAATTTTAGATTTATGTGATCCAGATTTCTTATGGTGGAATTATAAGATTAAAGAAATGTCAGAATACATAGATATTATTACGACATCAACTGAAGAACTAGCAGAGTCAGTTCGAACGTTTATTGATAAACCAGTAATTTGTATTCCTGATAGATTAGATTTAGAGTTTCATGGAGATAAAAAAGTACATACTGGAGATGCAAAATGGGTTGTTTGGTTTGGTTACTCTAGTGGGTTTGATATGATAAAACCAGTAATGCATTTTTTGAAAAAATTTAATTTGAATTTAATTGTTATTGCGGATAAACCATTCACAATATCTTCTGCATATGATGAATACATTGAAGTTGAAAATGTAAAATGGGATATTGAAACAGTTAATAGTTATATAATAAAAGGAGATATAGTTATAAATCCAAGAGGTAAATCCGGGCGTTGGAAATATAAATCAAATAATAAAACATTATCTTCATGGGCATTAGGTATGCCGGTTGCTCATGATATTGATGAATTGAAATTATTTATTAATGAAGACGAACGTAAAAAAGAATCAAACAAAAGACTTGAAGAAGTAAAAACAAACTGGGATATAAACATCTCTATTAAAGAGTTAAAACAAATAATAGATACTTATGCTAATAATAGATCCACAAAGTAAAAATGACGAATATATCTGGCATTGTCCGGATAATAATTGTAAGAAACGTGGTACTATTTTATTGAAAACTAATCAACCATACTTAGGAGAAGGTGTAATACGTTGCCAAAAATGCAATACTAACCATTGTTTATGTGATATTATGAGTTATAATAAACAAAATGTTAAAAAGTATCTCCGTAAACTATAAGTTGTTAACAAGTTGTTAACATTTTACCTATTTACAAATGTTTAAAAGTATGATATAATATATATAGATAGTTGTAACTTTATATAACAGGGTCAAATATACGTTTTCTTACGGGATTTCGTCACTATAAAAAGCCTTTCTCACGAGATAAAATTCGTTTTATTAATGGGAAAGGCTTTTTTTTATGTCAATTATATCAAATATTAAAGAATCAATTAAACAAATATTTCGTAGTAGTCAAACAGATACTAATAATGTATTACCGAAAATTACAGGTTACGAAACACAATCGTATGGACAAGGTACATCAAGTGCTAAACAACATGAGTATTTAGAAGAAATGAAAGGTTGGGTTGGTGCATGTACTAATGCAATTGCAGATGAAATTGCATCTATAGACATTCAATTATACGAAAAAAAATCAGACGGTATTACAGAAGTTGTTGATCATGACGTTTTAAAATTACTTTTTAAAGTCAATGATTTCACTACAAAGTTTGATCATTTTTATTTAACTCAAACATATTTAGAATTAGTAGGTGAAGCACCTTGGTTTATTGAAAGAGAAGGCGGTGTAATTACTAATATATACTTCTTAAAACCAGATAGATTAACACCAGTTGCAGGAAGAGAATCTCTTATCGATCATTATGATTATGAAATTAAAACTGGTTGTAAAGTAGCACTACCTGCGGATAGTGTTATATTTTTAAAATATCCAAATCCAGCAAAACCATTTAGAGGATTAGGAACTTTAGAAATGGCTGCAAAAGTTGTAGACATTGACAATTATTCTGAAGATTGGAATAAAGGATTTTATGAAAGATCAGCAAGGCCTGATTCTATTTTATCTGTAAATGTAGATCAATTATCTCCTGAACAGATGGATAAATTGAAACAGAGTATTAAAGACAATTATAGAGGTATTAGAAAATCACATGAAACAATGGTGTTATTTGGTGATATGAAATTGGAAAAGATGAGCATGAGTCAGAAAGATATGGATTTCTTAGAACAACAAAAATTTTCTAGAGATAAAATATTAGGTATTTTTAGAGTACCTAAAGCAATTATTGCACAGACAGACGGTGTTAATTTTGCTTGTCATTCAGAAGATACAGAAGTTTTAACTGAAAGTGGATTTAAGAAATATTGGGAAGTTGGAAAGAATGAAAAAATAGCTACTGTTAATAAAGTTACAAATAAAATAGAATATCAAATACCAAAAGAAAAAATGGTTTATGATTATGATGGCAAAATGATACAGTTTAAAACAAGAAATATTGATTTACTTGTTACTCCTAATCATAATATGTGGGCAAAGAAAAATGGGACAATTCAATCTTTTGGTTCTCATTTAGCAAAAGATTT